CATCCGAGGAGGATCCTACCGTATGTCTGGTGGAATTCAGCTTCTCTGTGGCCCACGGCCTCAACCAGATCTACCTCACTGCCCATATTACAATTTAAGGAGGACGCACAGGAATGGAAATGACGGGTTTTCCCACCAGCTGTGACATTTATCTGGAGCTGGATGGCCGGAAGGTCGCGGTTGTTCAAAGCTATACCGCCAAGGCAACCAAAACCAGTCAGGTGGTAGAAGCTTTCGGCGAAAGCGAACCGGTAGCCACGATCAATGGCCAGAACAAGTATATACTGGAGCTGACCCGGTTGTATGCCACCGACGATGCCATCAGTGACGGCATCGACTTCTTCGCGCTGGCCAACTTTTCGCTGGTGATCTGCAAGCCGGACCGGAAGGTCATTTACAGCGGCTGTCAGTGGAGCGCCATCCAGGAGGAGGGAAAGGTCGGGTCCATGGTAGCAGAAAAGGTGACACTGGTGGCCGCCAGCCGCATTGAGGTGGCTGCCTGATGGACGAACAGGAGCCAGTACGGATCAATTTGCAGCTTCCGGCCAGCGCACTGGACAGCCTTTCGCGGCTGGCGGAGCAGCTGCGCCTGCTGACCGCCGCAATCGGCGGCCATTCGGGGTCTCCCCCGCAGCAGGCGCAGGAATACGGAGAAAATACATTCTTTGATCCGGCGCAGTTTCAGGAGCTGCGTCTAAGCGCGGACGCACCCGAGTCCCGGCGCACTTCACTCCCGAGGGAGACTGCCGCTTTCATGCTTCAGCAGGCTGCTGTACCGGTTCGCTCCTCGGTAACAGAGGTACTGCAGACACCGGAGAGCGCCGGCCGCGGGGCAAGCGAATTCGGAAAGGAGCCCATTCAGAAAGGCCCGCCCTCCTATGAAGATGTTGCCGCCATAGAGGTCGCCGGGGCATATATTTCGTCCCGGGACGCGGCGCCGGTGGCCCGGAAAGAGGCAGCTGCGGAGCTGGACGGCATCCCGGCTGTTCGCCCGGCAATAAACGAGATTACTGTCTCTCCAACAGGAGGTAGGGAACCGGAGGGCCGGACGCCGGAACCGGAGAGAGTGAAAGCGGAGGCGGCTGCGTGGGACGCACTGCCGTCCCCTGTTCGGACGGAGGAGCGGGCCGGGACAGCATCCCCGCTGGGCGCGGGCGTAGTGATTACTGCGGAGCCGGAGGAGCCGCAGAGCCGGTGGACCGGCATCACTGAGGAGCTGGTGACCTCCGGGCCCGCGCCTCTGACGGCGGAAGCGGTATCTCTTGCCTTTCAGCGGGACGGCAGGCGGTATGATAACGGATTTCCTTTATACTGACAGGAGGCGATGAAACATGCTGCTGACGCCTATGCGCTATAAGGACTACATCTGGCCCCATAACCCCGCCACCTACTCCATTACCTATGAGCGGCAGGTTGCGGTCCACAAGGTCCCCTTTGGCTGCTATTGTATGCAGGATCTGGGATTGGGCTGCCGGGTCATGCGGGGACAGGGTGAATTTTCCGGAAAGGATGCCTATGCTGAATTCAAGAGGCTGGCCTCCATATTTTACAGCAGCGGCCCCGGCCTTCTGATTCATCCGCTTTGGCAGATTTCCAACGCCTACTTTACCAGTTTGAAGCTGGAACAGGAGCCCCTCCCGGATTACGTCCGCTACAGCTTTGAATTCCGGGAACGGTATGATGGATACAGTGGGGAACTGGCCGCTTTGCATTCTTCCGGGCAGGTTTCGGATACTGCCGGTGAGGATTCCGGCCGGCAGGACGCCTGCATTGTGTCCAGCGGTGACACGTTGTGGGGGATTGCCCAGCACTGCAATGTGCCGTTGGAAAAGCTGCTCCAGGCCAATCCGGGGATCAAAAATCCCAATCTGATCCGTCCCGGAGACAGGGTGGTGATCCCATGCTGAAAATATGGCTGGAAACTTATGATGGCGGGCGGTATGAGCTGCCGGTTCTGCTGCGGTGGGACTTGGAATATACGGGAATGGTCCCCTGCGACAGCATAACAGCCGCCTGCCTGTATGATGCCGGAATGGCGGATATCCTCCCAAAGGCCACCCGGTTCACCGTATGGCGGGACGGTATTGTTATGCTGAAGGGCATCGTAGATGCGTATGAGATCTCCCTTTCCAAGCAGGGACTGCTGGCAGGCATTGAAGGAAGGGGCATGGCGGCGCTTCTTCTTGACAACGAGTCGGAGGCGCTGTCCTATGAAAGGGCTCCGCTCTCGGAGATTCTGGGGAATCATGTATCCCCGTATGGGATAACCGTGGAAAAGCGGCAGGACATTTCCGGCAGCAGCTATGCCGTAGTTTCCGGATCAAGTCAATGGAAAGCGCTGCAGGGATTCACCCACCGCTTTGGCGGGTTTGATCCCTATTTTACCAAGGAGGGCACGCTGGTAATCGGACCCCTCTGGGGCAGCGGAAAAACGCTGCGCATTGATGATGCTTCACCGCTGCTGTCTCTGCGCAAGCGGGAACAGCGCTACGGTGTGATCTCAGAGGTACTGATCCAGGACAAGGCACAGGGAATCAGCCATCCGGTAAAAAATCAAAAGTTTCTCCAGACCGGCGGGCAGCGGCGGCATGTTCTGTATATGCCCAGAAGCAGTGATGAGGACCGGCGGTATACCGGAGAATATCAGATCTCACAGTCCGCCCTGGAGCAGGTGGAAATTGAGATGGAGCTGCCTTTTTCCTTTGCCGCCATGCCAGGGGACCAGGTCAGCCTGTCGCTGAGCAGGCTGAATCTGTCTGGCCGGTTTGAGGTAGTCCGATCCCGGAACCGGATGGATGGAGACGGGGAACGGACAGAATTGACATTAAGTGAGAGGTAAGGACTATGTGGTTATCCAGGACAATCGCCGCACGTCAGCGGGCGGAGCGGGAGAGCGCCGCCGCCGACATGGGCGTGACCACCATCGGCGGCAGCAGCGCCTCTGTGATGACAAGGGGTGAGCAGCGGAACCTGGAAGTATTTGCGCCGGGCGGCCTGATCTGGCAGCCTCAAGCGGGTGATACCGTGTTGGTCATCAAGGGAGGGACCGGCGGCCAGGAGCAGTGTGTGGTGGCAGCCAATACCGCTGCCGCTTCCCCGGAGGAGCTGGTTCCAGGAGAGCTGTTCCTGTACTCCTGCGGCGGCGCTTCCGTTTATCTGCGTATGGATGGCAGCATTGCCATCAAAGGGAATGCCGACGCTGAAGGCAACTGGGTGATAACAGGAGACGTTGATCTGACCGGAAAGGTAAAGATAGCTGGCAGTGTGGAGCTGCAGGGGCCGGTTGCTGTCAATGGAGCGGTCACCATCAACGGAAGCCTGACCGTTAATGGACAGCCCTGCCGTCCCTGCCTCTGCGGTTGACAGGAGGAATACAGGAAATGGAACCAAGGATACAAAACGGCGACTATATCCCGGACGGGCTGGGAGGTGTGGTTCGCAGCCAGGGGGCAGACGCACTGTTGGAGCGTGTGCTGTTTCGCTTGACGGCCCGCAGAGGCGGGCTTCCGCCTCTGCCGCAGCTGGGAAGCCGGCTGTATCTGCTGGGGCGGGAACCCGCCGCCCAGCGTTTGTCCGCCGCCCGGCAGTATGTGGCGGAGGCGCTGGCGGAGGAGGCTGTTACGGTTACGGATATTGCGTTGGCACCAGCGGAGCAGGACCGCACCCGGCTGACAGTTCAGCTGGAATATCAAGGGACAGACCTTTCGGTCTCATTAGTCATCTAAGCAGGAGGTGAGCCTATGGACAAATCAATAGACGAGATCTATGAGGAAATGCTGTCTGTCTTTGGCGAAACCAGCGGATATCTGCCCAGCGCCTCCTGTGATCTGGCCGCACGGATGTATGCGGCGGCGGCACAGATTCAGGGCTTATATTTGCAGGCGCAATGGCTGCTGGACCAAAGTTTTCCGCAGACGGCCAAAGGAGAATATCTGGAACGGCACGCGCAGCTGCGGGGTCTTAGCCGGGGGATTGCAACCTGTGCTGCGGGCGTACTGCGGTTTGGCCTGTCCACCGCTGTAGGCAGTGATCTGACCATAAAATCCGGAACCGTCTGTATGACTGCGGCGGGAATCCGTTTCGCCACAACAGATCAGGCCGCTTTGAAGTCGGGACTGCTTTACGTGGACGTGCCCGCCGTTGCACTGGAGCCAGGAAAGAAGGGGAACGTTGCTGCGGGTTCTGTCACCATTATGGCTGCTATGCCGGTAGGGATTACGGCTTGCACCAACCCTGCGGCGTTCAGCGGCGGTGACGATGCGGAAGACGATGAGGCGCTTCGCCGGCGGCTCCTGGACAGCTACCGGCGGCTCCCTAATGGGGCAAACGCAGCATACTACGAACAGACGGCCCTGTCCTGCACCGGTGTGGCGGCAGCAGTGGCAGTCGGCCGCCCCAGAGGGGTCGGTTCCGTCGATCTCTATATTGCGACAGATGCTGGCATTCCGGACGCAACGCTGCTGGCAGAAGTCAATGCGCACTTGCAGGAGAAGCGGGAAATTTCCGTGGATTTGCAGGTACTGGCTCCCACGCCGCAAACTGTCAATATTTCCGCCGCTGTTCAGCCTGCTGTTGGGTTTACTTTTGAAGAAGCCCGCGCCGAAGCGGACGCCGCCCTGCGTGCGGCGTTCACTGGTGCGATGCTGGGCAAGAGCGTGACCCTGGCCTTTCTGGGCAACCTGCTGTATGAGCTGGACAGTATTCAAAATTACCGGTTTATTACTCCATCTGCTGACTTGACAGGCAGTCCGACGGTTCTTCCGTGTCTGGGAACGGTGGCCGTCTCGGCATGGGAGGCGTGATATGGGATACGGGGAGCATTTACGAACCTTTCTGCGTCCCTTGGGCATATACGATCTCACGCCAGGAAGTCTGAGCGGAAGCGAGTTGGATGCCCTTGGTCATGGTCTGGACGTTTTGAGCTGCCGAATGGACTATGTGGAGCGGGAGAGCGCTTTGTTTACCGCTGAAGGGGAGGGACTGAGGCGGAGAGAGACGCTTTTCGCCCGCACTCCTGTCCATTACACTACTGAACTGCGGCGGCAGGCTATTGCTGCGTTACTGCGTATCGGAGGAGATTGCTTTACCTTGTCCGATATCAACAGTACAATTTCCGGCTGTGGCATCAAGGCCCTGGCGCAGGAAAAGGAGCGGTTTGGCTATATCCGTGTCATTTTTCCGGATGTGGCCGGCATTCCTGAGGGGTTTGAGCAAATTCGGGAAATTATTTTAGATATTATCCCATGCCATTTGGAGGTGGAATTTTATTTTCGCTATCTCACATGGCAGGAATGCGAGGCGTTTCAATATACCTGGGCTGTGATCCATCAGCGGGAATATACCTGGCACGGCTTCGAATTAGCCGTTTGAAATAAAACCGGAGGCTTGATATCTGTCAAGTCTCCGGTTAGCTTTTTGCTATAAACGGCGTTACGTAAACCAGATTGTTAATTTTCAAATTTGCGACTCTACTTCCGGTAAAACTATCCAAAAACCACTTGATATCCCCAAATTCACCAACCCAATTGTAAACTTTCTATGAAAACGCTACCAACCTGCTACCAAGCCTTCCGATGCCGCTACCAGCTGCAAACCGGTGGAAAATAACCAAATTTGTTGACATAATCTGTCCTCCTGCTACCAAACCGCAAAAATCGTCTACCAAACTTTTTTGCCGTCCCCTGAAACCCTTGCGCCGCAATGGTTTCAGGGGACGCTTTTTCGCATAAGGGGCTTGATAAAGCATTTTGCCAAATTTCAAAGCAAAGGTATGCGTCGCAAGCAACATATGATGCGTAAGTATACATTTAGATTAGGTGAGGATTTGCATGGTGCATTTATTCTCTGTGCTGTTTGTTCGCTGCATTTTTCTTGCTGTGCGACTTTGAATATCTCATCGGAAATGATGGCTTCATGGGAGCCGGAAAAAAGATACTGATTCATGAAGCCATCATTTTTGATTTTATAGCCATTTGTACAGATAGCTTTCTTAAGCTAAGATAGTGGTTGAAAATCCAACGGATGGTAGTGGTTCCATCAGGGGGTACGGTCAACAGATCCACTGTGTGTTTAAGATTCTTGGCACATCTGATCTTTCCTTACTGCTACACAAAATTAAATCGACAGGCTTCTTGTAGAAACCTGTCGATTTTTGTCGTTGGCAAGGCCGAACACTATAGATGCCACAGAAAAACATCTCGGCAAAAGGGGGAGTCGACAGATTTCTTGTCGAAATTTGTCGACTCCGTTGTGTTGTGTTGACAAAAAAGATGCACACGTAAGCATTACCATACAAAAGTATGTGGAATTATGGATAGATGATGTTTTTTAATCCCAATGTAGTTTTTCCAATAGTACATCAATTTCATCCAGATATCGTTGAGCCGTTAGCTCTTGCAAATCCTCTCGCACGGGAAGGTCCTCCCATCCTCCGTGGAACATTCTTGCATCTGGAGAATGAAATTTAAAACACAGCTCTAATATGCGCCTTTCTTCGGCATTGTCAGGATGAAGATTGATGTTTCTGTAACGTTCTGAGTTTTCAGGCTTGTGCATCCGCTTCATCAGTTCTCTGAACCTTTTTATATAAGTCATATGCCTTGGTAATATGTTCTGCTCCATTATATATTCCTCCTACAATATAGATTACGGTGAAAGGCACGGCAGCCAGCCGTGTCTTTTGTCGTCTCAAAGCTGAAGCTGTAGAATGAGGGAGTAAATGGCCTGACACAAAAAATCCTGGGCCAACACGCCCGTAGTGGAGTCAGTCAGCCGTCTCTCTCATTCGCAGCATTCGATTTGCGCAGGTAGAGCCATCATGCGGTGCGCTCGCGTCA